TGAACCTGCTGCTTCTACGTCACCAACAAATACACCTTCAGCTATACCACCTGTAACAGCACCTGCTAAAAGTTTAGCAGCACCGCCGCCACCTCTCATATTTTTTATTGCGCTAGCTAATTTAGGACTGTTAGCTTTTAATAACGTACCAGTTCTTCCTGCATTAATTGCTTTCTCTGCAAGTTTGCTACCAAGTTTAAAACCATATCCACCGGGTATACCTATGTTGACTAGTAATTCTGTAATTTTTCCAGCAGCTGTTGCTTCTGCTCTTTCATCAAATGTTGTAAGGTCATCAAAGAATTGTTCTACTTCAGCAGCTTTGTTTGTCCCTGCGCCCAGATCCATAAGTGTTGCGCCTAATGA